AATAGTAAATGTGGCCGCACTTCCTGATGGCTTAAATATAAACTTACCGGAATCTTCTAAAACTAGAGGGTAATTACCTGTTTGGCTATTAATAGGCACATTTCTAAAACCTACCTTATACGCAGCCCCCGCTGAATCTATAAAGTACAGATCGCCAGATGATGCGTATAAAGAGGCTCCGTTAGTCAAAGTCCCAACAGGAGCAGTGCCATTAAATAAAGCAATTTGATTAGTGCCCGCAGTAGTTCCGCGATTAGCGTCAGAACCAACTTTTATGTTATTGCCAAAATAAGATTGACCAGACGCTACTCGTAAAGCGTATGAGTTAGTGATAGGGGAATACGTTCCACCAGTGGGTGCGCCCTCAATATTCAAGGTTACGGCTGTTGTGATAGGCACATTGTCTATATCATCGCCATAACTAAAAAGCGTACTCCTTAAAGAAACGGAGTTAACTTGTGTAATAGCGGAGTAAAAACTCCCTGGAGCTGTACCACCTGCGTAATAAAGTCCTATCGCATTGGTTGCTGAAGGTGTCCAGTTAGTTGAAGTACCCGCAAGGTCTATATGTAGCCCAGCCGTTGGGGTTGTGGCATTTCCTATGCTCATCCCATAATTAGCTAATCTATACATTGGGGTATTAAACGGGCTAATTGCAACTGTGGAGCTATCCGGTGCCCAAATAGCGCTAGTAACGCCGCCCGCGCTAGTATTGCCAGTCGGGACAAATCTAGCTGCAATTGCGCTACCTGTAGTCGTTAAATTAGTACCGTTAAAGGTTAGCGCAGAACTAGTAGCTAAAGCACTTGTGCTCGATGCGTAAGTAATACCATTGGCTGTAAACGCTGCTTGGCTGACGTTAATGCCCGTGCTTCCATCGTTAAGATAAAGTGCACGTGATGATGGGTATGTACAGAATACGTTTACTGTGCCAGAAAAAGTAACAGCAGACCCAGAGTTGCTAGATGAAAGAATCGTGGTGCGTGTTAGTGTTGGGCCAGTAGTTGAGTATGTACCAAGCCCCGCTTCCCAATTACCAGAAACATCAGTAGCCGCATAGTATGTAGTATTAGTATTGCCAATAGCGGAAAAAGACTGAAACCCAGCAACGGCTCCTGTAAGCGTAAAGCTAAGGGTTGTGTTCGCTGTGCCTGTTTCTTGAACTCGGTCTCTTAAGATTAATGCCATTATACGTCCTCAGTGGTTACAAGTTCCCACGTTGTGTCTGAATTAGTGTCTATTGTACTCCAAGCATTTCCATAGTTTGTGTCTATAGGTACCCAATTTGCTGCACCGGCGGCGTCAATATTTTCCCAGTGTGGTTTTATTATTATTGAGCCAACACTACCTGTAGCCGTAACGCCTATTAAAGCAAGTAACCGATCTACTGAGCTAATTGCCCCCACATCCCCAGTACCTGTAACGCCAGATAAAGAAAAAGAAAAAGATTGTTCGGGGGCTATGTTCCCAACAGAACCAGCAGCAGTTACGCTTGACAGAGATACGGTTTGTGTGGTGGTTACATCCCCAACAGAACCAGTACCTGTAACGCCAGATAAAGAAAAAGAGCGTTCGGTGGTTACATCCCCAACAGAACCAGTACCTGTAACGCCAGATAAAGAAGAAGATTGTTCGGAAGTTACGTTACCAACAGAACCTGTGGCATCTACGGCACTTAAATTAAAAGACCGATCCCCGGTGACCGCTGTAACAGCACCTACAGAGCCAGTACCAGTAACGCCAGACAGAGATTGAGATACGGTTTGTGAAGAAGTTACGGTACCAACAGAACCAGTAGCAGTAACACCACTTAAACTAACCGTTATGTCGGGGGTAGCTGCCCCTAATAACGTAGCAAACGGGGTAGCCGAAAATGCGGACGTACCAAACATAATAGCCGCCCCGTAAAGTTAAATTAAGCTATGTTAAGAAGCGCGGTGCCAGCAGCATTGGTAGGCATAACGAGCGTCAAAGTGCCGCTGGTAATTGTCTGCGAGCCAAAAGTATGAACACTAACTGATTTACCACTTTGGGTGACATTGTAAATTAACACGGCATCAAACGCAGTTGCTGTAATACCCGAGTAGACAATGCTTGCAGACGGAGTAATAAAAGCGGTAGTGCCCGTAGAGCTTGGTGCAGTACCAAACGTAACCACTGACCCAGTCGTTGAATAGCCTCCACCTGAAACTTCACCTGTTGAACTATACACAGTGGTTCCAGCGTTAACTGTCGATGTCGCATAATACAAAGCCCCTTTAAAGACATCCGCAGTAGCCGCTGTATGCGCAGGTACGCCTGCGGCGTTAAATGCATGGACGGCATTAAATAAATCGACCTTGAACGATGTGGTCATTGCTTGAGTATTTGCCATGATCTTTCCTTTAACCTAATTGTGCGGCGATAGCTTCGCCAGTTAATGAATATTTTTTCAACGTCAAATGCACTGAACGATGTACTAGCTCGCCATCCAACCAATACTCAACCCATTCCGCACGTTCGTTATCGTTCTCGTCAACGCCTTCGCGTTTTTCCAAAAGTGAATCGTCCATCTCACCTTTTGTTGTAGTTACAGTTGCCATTTTAACCTCTATGGTAAGCGAATTAAAGCTGTTGTTGAAGAATTAACCGGCATAGATACCGTATTGTTAACCGAATTAAACGATTTATCTGCGCCAAAATCCAGCACTAGCACGGACTTATTGCCACTTGTCTGATTGTATATCAAAGCCCCACGGGCAGTAAAACTGGCATCAGGCCAAGATACGTTATCAAAATTAACATACACGGTTCCAGTATCAACATCGGTGTTTATCGTCGCGCCTGTTACTGGATTGCCCCCCTCCGTGTACCCGTTTTCAGTAGGTAATTCATTGTCGGTTGTGTAGACGGTAGTGGTTGGGCCAATTGACGAAAACGCCGTGTACAACGACATATAAAGGGTACCCGTAATAATATTCTGACCTGCTTGTAGCATATCGTTTTTAAAGCTATTAGTCAGACCTTGTCGGATAGGCATTACGGAGCCACTTTCACTTTATACTGAGTATCACGATATGTATCACCCTGCTCAAGACCCGCACCCAAACGAACAAGCTGGCTAAGGGCTTCTTTAAACTTAGTTTCGTAATACGTCATCATGTCCTGCTCACCCTTCATGAAGATATACGCTTCAACCAAAGAGCCATATAACAATACCGGATCGTAGTTATCCCCAACCCATGAAGTACCCGCCGTTACAATCGACTCAGGATAATAGAAATAATGTAACTCAGTGGTGTAGCTTGTATCTGGTGTGGGGGCAATAATAAAACTAAGTTCATTAGTAGGTGCCCCCGATACTATAGTCGGGCCAAACAAAGCATAATACTGTGGGATGCCGGTATCTGTCGCCTTGGGATACGCCGAACGTATAAAACTAACATCTTTGTTGAGTAGGTATTCTTGGTTGCCGTTTGCGTCGGTTACAGATAACGAAAGCACTGCCAAAAAATCATCAGGACAGGATAGGTATTTAAACCCCGCGTTAATTGTTGCTGTAACGTTCCTACGTAGCGCCGGTAGTAGCACAGTGTTATATATACGCTCTTCCGCCTGTTGTACAAACGTGGGTATATTAGCTACGAAAGAAGTCTCGTAGTTCTGTGTGTAGTCCTGTATCGCTGTAGATAACGCCGCGTAGTTCACTACTTATCCTTTAAGCCATCGGGCCACGAGCCATTACACCTTTAGTAGCTGCGCCGGTACCACGAATCTTAATTTCGCCGTTCTTGTTAATCTGAGTAGATGCTGGGTCACCCATGCTCACACGACGTGCTGGCATACCGCCGGGAGTAGGCTCTTTAGCGCTCATACTATTAGGATCAGTTTGGTACTTGCTTACTTTGCGTATATCCATTTTTTCACCCTTCATAGTATGCGGGGCAGCATACACAGCAGCTTGGCCTACTTCTTTGCCTTTAACTTTTTGTGAAAACTTAGCCATTATCGACTCCGTTGGTTATTAGCACGAGCCATGTTACGACCGACTTTACGCATAGCTTCGCCAGTTACGCCACCTTTTTTCAACGCAAGCTTAGTTTTCTTACCGCCGTGCTGTTGGGTATCGTGTTGACCGATAGCTTTTTTAATCATAGCTCTATCTTGTTTCTTGTCCGCTTTGTCCATGCTTTACTCCTACGAGATTGTCACACTGCCTACGACAGTTGGTGACGTTAAATAATTAGGCGTTAGCCCCGCATCGTTTCCACTTGCCCCACCCACAGGGTACCAACCCCACTGAAACACTCGGCTACCACCACTTGGATCACCGTTTGAGTCTTCCGATGAACTCGGCGTGTTAGTTATTTGCAACCCAGAATACCCAGATTGCGTGTAGCTAACGTCCGGCCTTGGCTCCCGTACAGCTTGTGGGTCATTAACAGGATATAGCCCTAATGATAACTGAGGTTGATCCGGTTCCCAACAGTTTTTACAAACCTTAATCGACACCATCTTGGTCTTGATTATCAGCTTGCGTAGTTCTTTCAACATGTACCTAAAGCCGCAACGGTCACATTCGGCAATGGAATTCTTACCAGAAGCGTATTTACTTCCCATACATCACCTATAGAACGTAGTACGCGGCACAAACCTATTCGGCGCTTTTTCCCTATCCTCAGATGACGCAAAATCCCAAGCCTCATCGTACTGTGCTTTAAGCATCATTATTCTTTCCATCGGCACATCCATCTTTTTGGCAGCGATCATATACGCCAAGCCAGCTACAAGTGCGTTTTGGAAACGGAATGGTATATCTTCAACATTAGCGCCTGTGCCAGCATCCACCATACGACGCAAACGCCAGTAAACAAAATAATAGTACGGCTGATCTACTGTGCCTTGGTCTGGTGAAGGCCACACATTAATTTGTGGTGCTTGTGGAGTTGCGCCCGGTACGTCGTTTGTTTGCCCAGAACGGCGGTTTATCCACACCTGAATTGGACGACCTTGCGTTAATTTGTTTGGTATAGTCGAATATGTTGATATGCTAATTCGGCTGATATTTATATCTACTTGGTTACTAACTTGTCCGGGGTTAGTACGTATAACGTGTTCAATAAGATCAATGGTGTCATTAGGTAGATCATATACGTATTGCCCCTGTATTAATGGAATCTGCCCCTGCTCAATCGTCCAAAGGTTAATACCACGGTTCGCCCATTCTGTAGTCAGGAAGTTTAAACTACGTCGTGCAGTACGAAAGTCGTAACCAGTCCGCAACTCCAAGCCGCAACGCTCAAACGCTTCCTCAAACAGTTCATTAACTGTCGGGTTAAACGCCGTTGTGCTTGTGGTTACAGCCATTTTTATGCCCTCGTTTTACCACGAATTGCGCAGCCATCTGCACGGGCTGAAGCGGATTTAACTTTACCGCCTTTTTTCATGCCGTATTGTTTTTGGTTTTCAATAGCTTTTTCTTTACTACTTTCTTTGCGGTCACGCTCTTCACGATCTTTTTTAGTTTTATACTCGGAATATTTTAAGCCAAATGGTATAGCTCCAATGGATGCAGCACTAGCGGCACCAATAACATTACCAATTTTCTCGCGAGGGTTGTCTGCAAGGTAATCATCCATTGGTTCTGCGCCACGCACCGGATTTTTCTTAGTCATTATTTTCTCCTAGATGTGCGCATTTTATTAACCAAATTTTGATACTTTTTACCTGTTGTCTTAGCCACAGCTTTAGCAGACGCTCTTTCAACCGCAGTAATTACAGACGGCTTACCTAATTCTTTAGTACGCACTCCACCACTATTTTTTTGCGTAGACTTCTTAATGCCTATTGACGTAGATTTCTTAACCATTATCTAAATCCAGCCGTTTTCTTAGCAATGCCTTTAGGCTGCGCTACAAATTGTTTTCCTGCTTTCTTCCCTGCCCGCTTTGCCTTCGTCGTGGCGGCATACTCGGCTGGGCTTAGTGCCTTGATTGCCTTTTCCGGGAGATACCTCTCTCCTGTCTTTGACGACGGCTTTCCGCTTTTGGTTCGCCATTTCTGGTCTCCCCAACTTTTCAAGCTTTGTTGCGGGGCTTTCAATCTTTATACCCGCCGCCCTTGGCCTTGTAGTTCTTTGCAAGCAACTGAGCCTTACGAGCTGACCACTGACCTGCACCCGTACCCTGAACTGCGCGAGCCTTAATGCTTTCAAACATAGACTTACGCATTCCGGGCTTGGTGTAGTTACCGGCGGCATTAACCTTCCCACCTTCTTTCTTCTTGATGGTTTTGAGTTTATCTGGGTTAACGTCACCCATACCACGCGAGGGCATCATTAGCACACCTTCCCACGAGTTTTACCACGCTGGGCTATACCGTCTGCACGGGACGAAGCAGAAGAAACCTTACCGCCTTTGGCCTTTTTATCTTCGCGTCTCATCATAGTTTTCGGGTCAATATCCGCGCCCAATTGCATTTCGCGAGTATCAGACACTTTAGCCCCACCACTGCCGCCACCAGAAGTTTTTTTACCACCAATACCCATTCTATCCATGTCGGCATTAATGCCTTTTTTCATTTCTTCAGACATGGGTTGACGGGGGCCAATATTCGCGCCAGAGCGCTCTCTAGCAGCTTTATACATATTTAGCATTTTATCAACATCATCGACATCGGTCGGGAAGCGTCCCGCACTTGGTATACGAGGCATATTATTCTCCTATTAGCAGGTGCGTCCGCCGTTTTTCATCATCTTGCCTACAGTTTTGCCTTTAGTAGCAATGCCGTCAGCACGTTTGGAGGCTGAACCACCCATCGCCATTTTTTTCATAGCCACACCACCTTTTTTCATCTTGCCTTGACCATCAGCAGCGAACGAAGGGACTTTCTTACCGTCTTTCATAACCATAGGCATACCGCCATCAGCGTAGCCACCCATAGCCATTTTCTTAGCCGGTGCTTTTTTCTTCATCATTGCCATCATGCCGGGATTCATTTTCGAAGCCATATCACCACCCTGTTTAAAAGTTTTGCCTTTATCGGCAGTTGAAAAGTCTTTACCCACAGACTGCTTAATACCAACCTTTTTAGCAAAAGCGGGATTGTGGGCAACCGCTTCCATTAGG